ATTCCCCCCCCCAACTCTTTGCTGACATCCCGCGCATAAGGCGTGTGGGTTTTCGCCAGCCAATAGCCTTCCTGATCACGATAGTTGCGCAGGGGCGGGTCAAACGTCTCTGACGTAGAAATCAGACTTGTTCGCACCCAATCGCACGGCTTTTCAAATACGCTTTGATAGCCAAACTCCGGCGTCACATTGGCGTCGGCGGCAATCTTTATCGCCCGGCTGGCAAAGTTCCAAAGACCGGCGCGAAGGCACATGAGAAGCGCGTCGGCGTATTCGTCGTCCAGATAACGACGCGCCTCTCTTTCTTCCGACAACGACGCCAGCTTGCGCTCGCCAAGATGTCGCAGCGCCTTGTTGTAAAGGTTAAGCTGTGTCGTCGAAGCTGTCATTTCAGGCCGCCATCGCTTTCACATGAGTCTTGACGTAATCGACCGCTTGCTCGCGCGCCTCAAAACCATCCTTGATGATCTGATTATCGGCCACGCGCACGACGCTAAATTTGCGATGCGGGCCTTTCCACGTCACATCAAATTCAGGGCTCGCCATGTCAACGGTGATTGGCTCCAGCGCAACATGGCGCAGCAGAGCAACCTTTGCCCAATTTCGGCCGGCGGCGCGGACATAAAGTTCAGCGAAGAAACAACCGTCTTCGGCGTGAACCTCAATAAGATCGCCGGGCTTAAACTTGAAGGCGACAAGGGACCAAAAGGCGTCCTTGAGAATATCGTCCAGCGTCGTCCCTTCTTCCGGCACGACATGATGCGTCTGGCGCGCATACTCAACAAAGTTCAGGCGGCTTTCTCGGATCATCGGAACGCCGGGGGATTGTGTCATGTTACACTCCGCGATTAGGCAAGGGCCACAATGGCCCTCACCAATTCTTGTCGGCGCCCGTTACGAAGACGAAAGCGTCGTAACCGTGCCGCTCATGGACGCAGCGCCGCCGGCCGTAACCGTCTTGATCCAGCCCGTGCTAACGGTCGGGGTAGCCGTGTCGTAGACAATAATCATATCGCCCACGACCATGCCGAGAGCAGCGCCGTTCGAGAAGTAATCCGCCGCCTTCACCGTTGCGATGGCGTCAGCAGATTTGTAGGTCCAGATCGAAGGACCGGCCGTGCCGTCAATCGTGCCGGCAACCAGCTTGTTAGGCGGGGCGGAAGTCGAATAAGCCATTATGGCCTCCTAAAGATTTGAGGGGAAAGAGGGCGGCTATTGCAGCCGCCGCTCAAAATCAGAACGCCGAACCGTCGTGACGAACCTCGACGACGCCCTTCGTCTGCAACAGCTTCGATCCCATAAAGATCGTGCTGCGCGCGAAGTAGTAATCGTCTTCCTCGTTGTAACCGGCCTTCACGTCCATTTCGCCAGTGTTGACCGCATGGCCGATGGCGTTTTTGTGGAACGCATAGCACTTCTCGGTTGCGGTGGCCGCACCAGACAGGCGGGGGTGCCAAATCCAGTTGAAGCCAGCCCAACGCTCGACGCGCTTCATGCCGGGGGCGCCGGTAATGAACGGCAAGTTCATGTCCACCCAATCGCGCGAACCAAACTCCTTGGTCTGCATCAGGTAGGCGCGGAACGCCGGCGACGCGACGAAGAACATATTTTCTTCTTCCTCGACGTTCACCTCGTTCTTGCCGAGGATAGCCTGCGCCTTCATGACAAGAGCCAGAGTCGCGGTGGTTGACGCGCCGGTGTTATTCGTCGCGTTCGCAAGTTCGCCAAGGATGTCCTGGTCAATCTTGCGGTTCATCACCTTGATCGTGGTTTCCTGCATGATCCGGCGACCATCGCCCTGAGAGGCGAAGATATTAAAGCCGGTGCGGCGAGGCTTGTCGTGCCACTCCTGCAACGTAGCGGTGTACTGCGTCAGGTTGTCGGCGCGACCGGGGATAAGACCGTTTACGCCGCGCGTTACCGCCGTAGCGTTACCGCTGTCAGCAACAAGGAACGTAGCCTGATTGCCTTTGATGACCGCTTCCGTCGTGGCGGCTGCACGGAGAAGGGACTGGCCCTGCTCAAAACCGGCAATGAACTCCTGCCGATACTGGATTTGAAACGCTGTGTTTGCCATTTTGAAGCACCTTCCGATTGAGAAAGACGCTTCGATCAGGTTGTCCGCAGGCGCGTGTTTGTGGGTTGCCCCCGACCATAAGCCGGGGAGCCACTTGCCGCCCTACGGGGCTTCTCGATTGCGTGTAGTCTTGGATAAGATGCCTCTCCAGCCGGGGCTGCTTATGCAGGTTTGCCGACCGCTAGAGGCGGGGTTACGCAGCGCGACCTTTGGCTTCTCGGGCCATCTTGGCCTCAAGAAGTTCGCTGTAACGCGCTTGCATTTTTTGATCGGACCAATATTCCTTGGTGCCGACCTTTTTCGTCAGCGCCGTCAATTCGTCATCCATGCTCTGATAGCCGGTTGACGGAACAACGGTAGCTGTCGGATTGGCCGCTCGCGAAATCGCCGCAAGAACCTTGACCATGCGAGGATCGTCGCCAAGCAAGCGGCCGTTCGGAAGACGGGCCAAAAGCATGTCCGTCTTCACGTCGTCCGTGGCATGAGTATCAAGTAGATTTCCGACAGCGTTCAGATTGCGCCGGTAATCTTGCCCCCATTCAGAGCGAAGCGAGTCTTCCGATTGCTGATGAAAGCGTTCGTCCGCTTCCTCTCTGGCGGCAAGCTGCCGCTCTTGAATTGAGGCATACCAGCCAAGAACGTCTTTGACCTGGCCGGCGGGAAGATTGCGCTCATGGGCGTATTTTGCGAAGTCGTCCAACAAGGGCTTGTCAGCTTCCGACCAAACAAAACCGTTGCCAAGTTCAAGTTCATATTTGTCAGGCGTTTCAGGGACGCCGTTTGCCGTTCGCCATGCCTTTAGTTCGTCTTCGGACGGATTGTCTGGCAGGGTCGGTTTGAGATTGCCCGAAGAAAGGCGCTGCTGCGCGTCGCGATAGGCTTTCGCCAGATCGGCGGGCGAATTGAACCTGTCGAGGGTTTTCAAATAGCTTTTGTCTTCGCCGGCAAGTTTGATCCGCCAATCTTCCGGCCAGTCGGCAGGAGAGGCTACAGGCTTGTCGGTTGCGTTGCCTTCGGCAATGGTTCCTTTTGCATTGCTTTCAGCATCGGTTGACGCAGGAGCGGTTGTCTCGGAACCCGGCGCAGCGTCAACGGGCGCACCCATATCCGCCATGCCGCCGCCGAGGGCGTCCATGTCTTCACTCATATACAGTTCCTTCTAACGCGGGCGTCTCACGACGAGCCGCTTGGGACGGTGCGCTTCACAGCGCGCCTAATCACCCCTCTGAGGGGGGATTCTTCATGTTGATTAGAGCCACAATCTCCAATCCAACAAACCGTTTACCTGACGCAAAAATCGTGTCTCTTTCGCTGTCGGGATAATATGTGTTGTCTCGAACGCCGCAGCATTGATTGAGAATCCAATCCAATGCGCGTTTTTGCTGCGACTCGTTAGCCGTGCCGGTCATCAAGGCTTTCAAGGCGTAAACGTCGTATGACGAACAAGGCGAAGGGCTATGCGGGCGAGCGCCCGGCTTGCGCGTTCTAATTTGCGTCATCTAGCCGCCTGTGCAGGAACGAACGCCTCATTAACTTTTTTGGCGGCGCCGCCTAAACTGTCAGCAACTTGAGCCCCACCTTGTAGCATCGCCATCTGCGATTGGGCCGCCGCAGCCTGCCTCGCTGCTTCCGCCGCCATAGCCTTTTTCTGTTCGGCCACCTTTTCGTCAAGGAACCATGCGGCAGGAGCGCCGGCGCCCTCGGCCGCGTCGCGGAAGGCGCGGTCAAAGTTCATGTCGTGGACGACGGACGGGTCCATTTGCGCAGCCATGGAAAGAAGTTGGGCTGTCTGCATGAAGGCTTGGCTGTTGGCGCGCGTCTGCGCCGCCTGTAGTGGGCTTTCAAATGTAAATCTTACGTCCTGACCGGACAGACTTTGCGGCATGTCCCACATGGAGCCAAACGCGCCATTGCGCTAGTAATATATCAAAAGTGCGGTCACATAGAGCGCCATTGTATTCCGTCTCCATTGGTTCAAAGAGCGGTAGCGCCCTGCGAATGTATTCTTCTACGCGCTTTTGCGTTTCAAAAGCGGTCATATCGCCTTTGAGTTCCGGTAACTGAATTTGATTCAGGTAAAAGGCTTCCTGAATAAGTTCCCGAACCTTTTGCTCGCGGTTGTCGCCCCAATTCAAGCCTGTCTTATCGAGGGGCAGGGGGCGTAATGCTTCGCCTGTCCGCTCGTCATATTCGGCGTCAACATAGGTAATGCCGCCGGCGAACAGATTGACCGATCCCTGTATGGCGTCACCGGCCGCAAGCATTGGCGGGTCAACCGCCTTCTGCCCGGCTTCAACCAGCGTCAACGTCATTTGCTGGAGCATACGCGCGTCGGATATGGCGATGACCGTCGCCGGGGAATATGCGTATTGCGAGCCAGAAACCGTCTGCCAGCGCGGGATAATGTAGGAATTGTCGGGGACGGCGACTTCTTCCAGAATGGTTTGATTGTCTGTATCTATGTAAATGGAAACAAACGGAAACCTGTTTTTGTTCTTTGCCAGATCATAGTCGTCGGCTGGCAGGATTATGTGCTGACAATTAACTTCTTCAAACGGTGATTTTTCCGTCATGAAGGCGACTTTGGCGCTGACTTTGCCGGGGAATAACTGCGCAAGCTGTCGCGCCGTAGGCTTCCATTTGCGATGAACCCGATCAATCTCGTAATGAAAGTTTTCCGCCCAGGCCACGTCGCGCAAGTGCCAGCAACGGAATAAAAGACCATTCAGGTTTTGATTAAGTTCGACGGAAAGAACCGCGTTTCCAAAGGCAGCAAAATCATGATCGCCTTCGCGGGTCGCCCTGACAAACCCGGAGCGCGTGTCATACATATACAAGCGCATACGCTCGGACGCCCAATCAAGCCACTGGCGGGCAGTCGGATCGCGGTTAATCCCCTCAACTGGCGTTCTGGCGTGAAACCACGGCTGGCCGCGCGGGCGAAGCATTGCGCCGATTTGATTAGCAAGATCGCGCCGGCACATGGCCGGAACGCCTGTCATCAAATGGGCGGCAAATTCCATCCCAATAGAGCGCGTCGTCGTGAAATCCGCTCGCTCGACGTAGAAGTTTTCAGCGATAGACTGCCAAAGAGAAAGTATTTGCGTCTTCTTGCTGAAAAGCCGCTCGCCATGCTCAATGAGTTCCTTAACGCGCGTTTTCATACGGCTTACCCAAGGGTCTTGGCAGAGTAATCGCCACTTGCGCCGGCAATCGTCTGACGTTTTTTCGTGAGATTGGACGCATCTCTGCCGTTGCCGAGCGCTCGCGTGGCGTCGTTTAACGCAACCTCCTTTTGCAGCGGCGAGCCAATGTCAGGCATTCGCGGCACGGGGGAAGGAGGGGGAGGAAGAATCATCGGGGGCGGACTGCCCCCACCACCACCGCCCATTAGACTCTCCTTTTTAAGCTAGAGTAGCCGACGTTTGCCCGTGTCGGGCGTTCGCTGTAAGCGCGCAGGCGCTTCTTCATGGCGACATCGCCCTGACTCCAAGCCATGACAACGGCGTCGCCTTTGTCGGTTGACCGGCCTATGCGCTTTTTTATGTCTTGCTTGCTTTCGATTTGTATGCCGCTTGTCGAAAGCTGCCACGTCGGGGCGCACAAATCGCCGCGAAGGTCCGGGTCATGGGGCAGGGCAATCTTGCTGCCGCCTTCCTGATCCGGGTTAAGGGCTTCGCGAAAATACCACCATGCTTCGGCGCGCTTGTTGCGAAAGGTCAGTTTGGAGCCGTCTTTCGCGGTAGACGTTGACTTGTTCGCGGCGTTAAAGCGCTCGCAATCAATCCCGTTATCTTTTAGTCGCGATAATGTATCGCCACCGTAGCCGCCGCCCATATCAACGACGACAGGGCAGTTGTCGCGCCTGTGCCTGACTACCAAAGCGGCGACAGATGATCCGTCCGGCGTCTCGCTGCCGCCAACGGCAACCGGCGGGGCGTAATAGCCGCCGTAGCGCCATGCCACGACCGTTCTGTCAGAGCCGCCTTGCGCTATGTCTACGCCCATCGCCGTCATGGCGACATCGGAAGGCTTGCCCTGTTGCTGCCATCGCGCTTCCGCCTCAATAACCCATTGCGTCGGAATAACCTGAAAATCGGCGTCGGCGCGAGCCGCCATGAAGTTGCCGTCGCGAACGGCGGAACGTAGCGGTTCTGGCAGGCCGTCAAGTTTGGCTTGATAGCCGCTGTCAACTAGATAAGGGTTGTCCTTTAAGAACGCCGGTATGAATGACCGACTCATAGGAATTGACGGCGCACGATTGCCCGGCAATAGAACCGGCTCCGGCCCGTCTACCTCCAGGTCGCTTCCGTCTGGCGCCGTGATGTAATAACGCAGTTCGCCAGCTTGCGCGGGTTTCGGGTGCGTAATGTCCAGCCAAGGCCGGAACATGCCAATGATCCAATCGCCCTCTGCGCTGATTGGCGGGTTAGTCGCCAGCAAGGCGCGAACGCGCTGTCCGGGCGTCGTCGAACGCAACCAGCCTAAATGAAAGCGAACTTGCGCCTCCAGAAATTGCGTCGCCTCGTCAAATACTTTCAGGTCGAAAGCGTGGCCTTGCCAATCTTGCTCGTCGCCTAAATGCTGACATCCTGCAAATTGAATAAACCTACCGTCAACAGATCGCAAAAGCGGCGGAGGCGACCCATTGAAACCTTGACGTGTGCCGTTGATTTCAATGGCGCGTTCTGTAAGCGCAGAGAGATTGGCGTATTTGCGCCGGATAATCAGGCTGCGTTGATGCTGCGTAAATGCAAGCCCAAGCCCAAGATCAGACTTTCCGCCGCCGCCGGCGCCCCCGTAAAGGAGAATGTCGGCCATGCTAAAGTAAGCGTCTGCCTGCCTGCCGGGGCTTGGAATCCACCTGTAATTTGACGCCAGCGCTTTAGCGCTTTCCAGAACCTTTGCGCGCTGTTCTTCTGACAAGCCATCAAGGCTTGCCAGAATGTCGTCAAGGATCGCCACTGGCGATTAAAGCATTTCAACCGTCAGATAGTCGAGGCGGCAGCTATTGCCGGCATTCGCTACCGACCATTTTGCGCCGACGCCAATGACTTGAGTTGCGGTCGTGTCAATGGCCGTCGAAGCAACATTGCCAACAACGGTCGTCGCCGTGCCTGCGGCGGCAAGCGTCTTGACATAGCTGCCCCAACCGACAAATGTGCCGGTGGCGCCGACCGTGCGAACAGCAAGATAAAACTCGCCGGCAAAAATGTCATTGTCGGCAACATCGGTAGCGTCCGACGCCTGCAATGCCGTTCCCGCCAAACCGCCAATATAGAGTTTGGCGGTCAGGGTGTTGGTTGAATTGGTTGCCGTAGCAATGCCCTGATAACGGATGCGCAGGAGCGACCCGACTTTTAGGGCGTTCGCCGGCAGGGTATAGCTGGTGCTAAGAAGCGCCTCAGACGAGGAATTGGTCAGAGCCGTAGACGCCGCAACAGAAGAATACATTTTCTTTGCGACAACCTTGGCGTCGCCTGCCACGTCTGCATAGTCGCGGGCTACAAGGCGACCGTCTGGGTCAAGGCCGGCATAACGGCCGTCCAAAGAGTTAAGAATGTCAAGCGCCATTTTATTCTCCTAGTGAGTTACGCGGGCTAGTTCGCCGCCATGACAACCCATTGCGAACCGTTTGTCGCAAGGATCGCCCATTTGCCGACAGTGGCCGGCAGGATTGACGCGCCTGCGGAACCGCCGCCAAGAGGAATTACATTTGACGAAGCGCTGTCCAATGCTTGCGCTTGATAGTTTTGGAACAAGATTTGATCGCCGGTCCATCCTGATGCGGACGGAAGGGTCACAACACAAGTCGCGCCTGACTTGTTGTTTATAATCCAGTTGTCGCCAGAAACGACGGAAAAGTTACTTGTAACCGTTTTTATCCGGGCGCTGGATTCGTTGATGAAGACACGTTTTGTGCCGCTTGAAAAATTTACTTTTTGCCCGTTATTGCTTGACGTTATTATTGTGGTCCGTTCAAGCGTGTTTAGCGCAGAATATGTGTAAACTCCGGCTTCCCATTCCGGGATGGTTTCATGTGTCGTAAAGCAGGTAGCCGTGTCTCCAACGGACATAACGGCTGAAAATGTTTGAAACCCTGTTGGCGGCGTTCCAGATACCGTCAGATTACCAGTTCCCGTTGTTGTCGATGTGTCGGCAATGTTGGGAGCGGTTATCAACGCCATTTCCACCTACCTTATATTTCGCCTGCGAGCGCGTATGATCCAATCGTTAAATGTAACTTGAATAGAGGATGACGACGCTTCCGCGTTACTGGACCCAAATGATGCGCCTAAAGAAGCTGCAATCACTGCGCTAGTTGCGCTTGCAGTTGATGTTCCTTCGGATAAGCCAAGGCACCCAAACAGACCAACGCCATCTACCGCGCATGAGCCGTTTGCAGAACCAATTAGATCGACAAGCCATGTCACATCGCCAGTTACAGAAGACGATCCAGATGACGCGCCATCTGAATTGAACAAAAGCGACCCAACGCCATTTACTGATGAAACGCCAGATGACGCCCCTGTAACAAGAAACAGCGACGCACCAATGGCAAGAACCGACGATAAGCCTGCCGCTACGGCGTCGCCTGAACTTGATGATGATGGATTTACCGATGTGTTGTTCGGTAATCCGCCAAGGGGAGAATAACCTAGCATTGCGCCCCTCGGTTACGAAAATATAAATGGCGTTCCTGTCACCGTTGACGGGTCTTGTTCAAACTGGAAAACCCAAATCTCGCCAC